AATGTACTATCTTTTTTATGTTTCTTATGTTCATCTTTCTTATCTTTCTTATCTTTTTTATTCCCACCAAATAGCGAACCGAATGTACTATCTTTTTTATGTTTCTTATGTTCATCTTTCTTATCTTTCTTATCTTTTTTATTCCCACCAAACATTGAACCGAATTCGCTATCTTTTTTATCTTTTTTATCTTTCTTATCTTTCTTATCTTTTTTATTCCCACCAAACATTGAACCGAATTCGCTATCTTTCTTATCTTTCTTATCTTTTTTATCTTCGCCCTTTTTATGTTTATCTTTCTTTAACTTATCTGGTAGTAGAGAGAATCCCTCATAAAAATTGTTGTTCCCAAATAGCATATTATATAATTAATGATATAATTATTTGCACAATAGCGCTAATTGCACAATAGCACTAATTATAGTATTGTTTTAATTTTGGTATCGTTTTAATTTTGGTATCGTTTTAATTTTGTTGCTTATCTCGCATACATTAAACCCGCATTTCCAGATTCAAATGTTAATATATTATATCTCTCTTCCATAACAATCAAATCATACGTATAATCATATATTCTCCATACAGGCTTATTGATTCCAATGATATTACCTTCACCATCACAAATCGTGGATGTTTGTGCATTTGGGTCTAATGGAGGAGAGAATGTAGTAAATTCGAATTCTATCTTGCTAAATTTACTCATGTTCATTGCCCCACTTGGCTGAAAATCGTCAGGAACAGTAAATAATCCAAAATTATAACAATATAATCCATCTTGTCCATTTCCAGACGTTCTAACATATTTCTCTACATAGTTCAACACACCGGCATCTAATGTGTTCTCTCTATATTTCCCATCCATAAGTAGACCCCATGATTGCATAATATTCTTCTGATTCTCCGGATTAAATGTACCAGATAATTTGTATCCCGACATTTCAAAATTTGCCCCGACACCCGGTTGTGGTACTGCAAGAAATGTAAATTCTTTCTCGTTTAATAACAACACGGGTCCAGCGGCGCTTCGAGCTCCTCTATATGCCTCCGTACCTTTTACATTTTGTGGTAATGTATGATATGGCCAGTTACTATAATTTGACCATTCATTGCGCAAATGGGCATCGGTGCGTCTAAAAAACCACATCCAATTCGACACCATACCCATACTGTCCACCTCAACCTTACCCGAACCAACAACATTGTTATATTTGTATTGATATGCTTCCTTAATAAGATACTTTTGCGGTTTTTCTGCAAAAACTCTCACCTCGTCGTCTGTAAGAAACGCATACGTGCTTATTAAGTGCACATCTGCAGCCCAGTTTGTCCTTTTATCTTCATAAAAATCTGAATTCCGGAGACCGCTTATATCCAGAAAATTATTTTTTGTCGGAACAGGTTGCAAAAATCGATAAAACTGATACAGATGATTATTAAAATTCGGTCGTATATGTGGTTGTGGGCCGTAAATGGAATTTCCGGAAGAGTCATATTTTATAAACTGGATATGTTCAACATCTCTTATAATAAACATTTCATTCACCGGTCTCATTTCAATCTCAATGTGTAATTCGGCATATTGTAAACTTACTAATGGAAACGCCATTTTCGCCGCTAAAGTAAACCAGATATTTAAGGGAATAAATAACTTTCTTGCGCGAATAGATGGTTCTGGACCAAGGGTCTTATATTTATCTGTTGTGTCGGGCCAAACATTGGGATATTCATTATTTCTCCCAAAAGCATTTGCCGGGTCATTTAATTCTGTTTCATTGCCCGTCATTTTGTGATATAAATCTTTTTTAGCATCATCAAAATCGCGCTCTACTAAATTATAAAGATGGTCTCCTGTATATTCTTGTATAACTTGACCACCCACAATAAATCTAACACGCTTCATCATCTGTGTGCCAAGATTCTTAATCCACTTAAATTCGTATGGACACCAGACAGATTCGGCATCGATATCTTTTTGAATTCCACAGATTTCTCCTGTATTCGCGCATTTACTTTTTGTACATGTTTTATTATTTCCACATTCCGTATTACAATCTGTAGTATATTGGTCATCACTATTTTCTTCAGTACAAAAACAATTGGGGCAGGTTGCCGTTACCAATTTGGTTTTTGGTAATATTGTACTCCATATTGTTGGCAATGTAACTACTAAATATGTATCCATAAGTAAATCTCCGTAGCGTGGAACCTTAAAAGAAAATGTAGATGGTTCTGTCATACGTAATGTGCGCAACCCATCAAAATCAATACGAAATTTTTGCAAACCAAAATTGGTATACTTCGCATATGTACATTTAAAAAATGTCTTTGATGGATTTCCGTTTAATATTACATTTTGAGCTCCATAAGAAACTAAATTTAATAAACCACCAGGCATATTATATATAACCAAGTATAATATTTAACTGATGATTTATTATTAATATTATTTTATTGTTGTTTTATTGTTGTTTTATTGTTGTTTTATTGTTATTATTATTTAGCAAATTATACAGGCGATTATTACAATAAATTAATCTATCATGATAATATATTATATGTCATCATCACCAGCAGTAACAGTGCGGAGGAGAGCAGCAGCAGCAGGGGCGAGAGCGGGGGCAGCAGGGGCGAGAGCGGGGGCAGCAGCAGCAGGAATAGCAGGTAGAGCAGCAGCAGCAGCAAAATTTTTTGCAGTCGAATATAGTATATGGTTAATAATTGGTGTACTTGTACTTATGATTATACTATGGATAGTGGGAAAACATAATTTAGAGGGAACGGATGGTAAAAATTGTACCAATATGGATACATTGTATAGTGATTTTCCACCTATTTCATCAGTTAATGCATCTAGTGATAAATATAGTTATAGCTTAAGAGACTATTATATTAAAACAGCTTATAACTGTTGTAGTGCAGGGGAATATAAAAATGATTTTGTAAACACATGCGCTTTAGAAAATTGTATTCGCGCGGGAGCCAGATGCCTGGATTTTGAAGTGTATTCCGTTAAAAATGCTCCTGTCATCGCAGTTTCATCCTTTGAAGACTATCATACAAAAGAAAGTTACAATAGTGTTCCATTCGGCGATGCCATGGCGACAATTGCAAGCCACGCGTTTTCATCTGGCACAACAACATGCAATAATGACCCACTAATTATTCATTTGCGCATTAAGAGCAGAAATAAGCAGATATACAAACAAATAACCAAAGACATATATGATAACTTGGAAAATTACCTTTTAGGCAAAGAATACAGTTATGAAAACCACGGAAAGAATTTAGGACAAACAAAACTAAAAGAATTAATGAAAAAAGTTATTATTATAGTAGATAATGCGAATCCACTTTTTTCGGAAACACCGCTTAATGAATACGTGAACATTACGAGCAATTCCGTATTTATGCGAGCACTACAATACCACGATGTTAAATTTACACATAATATGGATGAACTGATAGGATTTAATAAAAAGAATATGACTATTTGTCTACCTGACCTTACCGCAACTACTAATAATCCTTCCGCATCTGTTGCGATGGCATATGGTTGTCAAATGGTTGCGATGTCCTTTCAAAATTTCGATGCGAATATGGAGTATATGGCCATGTTCTTTGATGAGGCAGGGTCAGCATTCGCACTTAAACCCGAGCGATTACGCTATATTCCAATTACAGTTCCTGACCCGAAGCCACAAAACCCGGCATATTCTTATGCGACGCGTAACGTTTCGTCTGATTTTTATTCGTTTAACATTTAAGTTTAAGGAGAGTGCTTTAAGGAGAGTGCCTCTCCTTAAGAACCTACGCCAAGCTTCGCTTACCATAAAAGTTTTACCAAAAGATAACCCATAATTAGTTCCTATTTTGATTAAACTTTTTCTAAAAGTTTTACCAAAAGATAACCCATAATTAGTTCCTATTTTGATTAAACTTTTTCTAAAAGTTTTATTTTGATTAAACTTTTTCTAAAAGTTTTATTTTGATTAAACTTTTTCTAAAAGTTTAATTTTGATTAAACTTTTTTAAAAAGTTTTATATATATATACTATGTCTCATCCTAAAACGGCATCACAATCATTTGAAGACCGTGAACTAGAAATTTTGCGAAAAGCAGTAGATAATGCCGAGGAACGCACACAAAAAAAAATAGTAAACTCTGATGAAGTAAAAAAAATAATTATCATTGTGGAGAAGTTTTTACAGAAAACCAAGAGTATTTGCTATGGAGGAACTGCAATAAATAATATTCTTCCTGCTTACGACCAATTTTATGACAAAAGTGTAGAAATCCCTGATTACGATTTCTTCTCCTCTTCGGCTTTAGCGGATGCAAAAGAGTTAGCTGATATTTATGCAACCGAAGGCTATACAGATGTTGAAGCAAAGGCCGGAGTTCACAAAGGAACATTTAAGGTATTTGTTAATTTTATTCCTGTAGCAGATATTACACATTTAGACAAGGAGCTTTTTGCGAGTGTTAAAAAAGAAAGTATAACTATTAATGGGATTCTATACGCCCCCCCAAATTACCTGCGTATGGCGATGTATTTGGAACTTTCACGACCAGCTGGTGATGTAAGTAGATGGGAAAAGGTTTTAAAACGCTTGACACTTCTTAATCGTCACTATCCCATGAAAAATCCTCGGTGTCACGAACTTGACTTTATGCGCGATTTTGAAGGCAGCGCGGAAGAGCAGGACGAGGTTTATGAACTCGTGAAACATGCAATTATAGACCAGGGACTTATATTTTTTGGTGGATATGCGAGTACATTATATGGACGCTATATGCCAAAGGCTCAACGACGTCAAGTGCAAAAAGTTCCTGATTTCGATGTATTATCAGAAGACCCAAAAATGGCAGCTACCATTATTAAGGAAAGACTTACAT